GTAGTCAGACCGTCAAAGTCGATCTTGTTGGCGATAGCTGCAACGGCAGGCTTCAGAACACGGTCACTAAACATATCCAAAGACAGGGCCAAATCTTGTGTAGTGAATTGGGTGTCAACGTGGAATTGTGTGGACAGGGTAACAGGCACGCTTGATTCATAGAAATCTTCCACGTTCAATGCAGGGCCAGTAGTACCAATGAAACGACCAGGTTTGCGGACGTTCAAGGTTGCGCCAATCTTTGCGCCGCTTACGGCAAATTGGTCGTCATAGTTACGGTCAACATTATTAGAAAAAGTTAACTCGTTTTCGAGCACCATGAGAGCTTCATTGGTGATCATCGATATCGTCAAAAGTTGATTACTCATATCAAATCCTTAAAAAAATAGGTTTAGCGAATCTTTCCAGCCAGCCTAGCAGCTTTCCAAGCCTGATATGAGCCATGAAACTGACCATCGCTGGTCAAGGCTACATCACGCCCGTTAGCCGCCGATTTGATTGGATTGATCGGCACGGGTGCTTTACTTTTACCGACAGCAGGCTTTGTCTGAATCTCAGTCTTTTCGTACTGCGCTTCCAATTTCCCAATAGTTCTCAAAGCGGATGTCAAGGTCATGCCTTGCAGTTTCTGAGCAAAGTCAGGATTCTCGGCTAGGTGATACAAGATGCGGGGGCCGACATCTGATTCAAAGATTGCGTCACGCACCTCGTTACTTACGGTAACGTCTGCGCTGGTAATCATCGCCTCAAAGTCAGGCATCTCCGCTTTTGCTGCATTTACCCTTTGCGACCAAGTATCAATTAACTTGGCTTGTTCGGCAGCAGCTTTAGCTTGCGCTTCCTTAACCTTTTCTTCCTTCAACCTTTGGTCAACACGATAGTCTGTCAATGCTTTCGCATATTCATACATATCGGTAAACTGTTCGGGCAGCGGTTCAGTTTCAACTGCTTCAGCTTTTGGCTGTGCTTTTGCCTCTAAATCCCGCAACCTTGCTTCTAAAGATTCCCTTGCTTCGCGTTCCCGCTGTGCTTCTGCCCTAGCTTCTTCGCGTTGCTTGGTTATCTCAGAAAACCGTCTTTCCAACTTAGGATTTTGTTTTCTATCCTCTGTTGCCGTTGCTTCACTCTCCGCTTTCGGTTCACTCTGTTCGGGCGTTTCTGTCGGCTCTGTAGGAGTATTCTCGACTACAGCCTCGGCAGGCGCTCTATCAGCTAAACCCATTTTTTTAGCATTGAACTCAGCTAAATTCTCACTTGTCACCACATTGGCAGCAAGTCTTTCCGCTACTTCCGACATTGAGTTACCTCAAAGAATTAACCCCGTGAACCCACGGGTAGGTGATTACATATTACATTAAATTTGGCTGCTGCACAAATGGGCTTGCGCCTTGGCTTATGTCCTGTGCTGCGGTTTGGGCAAATGCAAACTGTTCGGCATTTAAGCGCTCAATCTCTGCAAGCAATTGGTCAGCAGGCATTCTCGCAATCAGCATTTTGACCAAGGCATCAATTTCGGTTTTGTTTTGTGAAGTAACAGAACGGGTGTTTTGGTCGTTGACCCGTACTTCTGCCATTGTTTCGGTGTTGTGCGCTTTGGCGGTCACATCCATGAGCTTCCTGCGTGTAGCGCCTTCTTCTTTGATCTGCGCCACTTGCATACGGTTATTAATCTCCAAACCTGCGGCTTGTAACTGCTGCTGAAGCTCCTCGATGGCTTTTTGCGATTGGGCCAAACGCATTTGAATTTCAGGCGGTATGTCTGATTTCTCATCAATTTGCGCCATTGGGTTTAAAGCGGCTAAACGGTCTGCAATTACATCAGCGCCAGGGAAATCCATGTTCCTAAACACCAAGTCACCCGCAATATTGAATAGCTCGGCATTGCCTGTAAGCAGGGGCATCATGCTTTCTACGGCTTGCTGGCGGCGGGATTGGAAGCCTGGGCCTGTGTCCATGACCACATCGTATTCGCCTACAGTCACGTCATTCAGCACTTCACCAACGGCACTACGCTCATTGATAACTGTCATGTCAGGTTGACCATCAGACCCGATGATTCGCATGACACGTTGGGTGTCGTATATCTTGGGAATCAGGTCTAGGATGATTTTGCCCGTGTGCTTAATGGAACGGGTCATGTTGTCGTAGAAGTGGAAGTTAGACAGGTCAACTTGGGCTTGCTGGCCCATCAAAGCCTTGCCTGAGATATTCCCGCTTGGCAGTTGGTTGGGGTCTAGGATGCCCAACACCATTTGCAGGTCGGCAGAAATAGCTCCAGCGGCCTCCATGATGCCCGTTGGGGGCGGCTCGGGTTGCAATCGTTGCGGCACAGGCGCAGGGACACCCTCAATGTCTTTTTGCTTGTAGCGTAAGACAGGGCTAGATTTAATGTTAGCCAGCGCCCACTCATTTTCGTGGCCTTCGTCCTGACCTTCTGCAAGCAGCCATTTGGCTTTGGGGGCCAATGCCACGCTTTCAGTCATGGAAGTGCGCCAAAAGTTGTACATCCGCTGTGGGTCTTTGGCAAACCGCACTAGACCGTATTTCTTGCGCTTGTCGTCCACAATGACCTGTGCGCCATAGCAAGGCACGATGGGAATGTATTTACCTGCCCAAGTCTTTTCTTCCAAGACTTCCATAGCGGTCATCTTGCACCACTTCACGGCCCTGCGGTATGAGTCACGCTCGTCAATGACTTCTAACCCTGCGGCCTCTACACGCTCAAAAAAGCTCTCAGAATCGGCAAATGCGCTTGTGCCATCGCTTAGTAAGAAAAGCCTAGCCCGTTCACGCTCAACATAGAAGTATTCGGCAATCCTAATATCTTCTTTGGTAATCCAAGCGGCTGTGTCGTCACCTGTGCTGCGGGGTTGGAAGTTAGCTCCGTCATCAGCATCAGGGTACATTTCCCTAAATATCTTTTTGTCCAACACCGTAGTGATGAGGCAGCGTTCTGCGTCTGAGCCATCAGGACGGATGCTGTTGGGGTCGAAATAGACGGTAAACGGGTTGTCGATAGCGTCTATGTAGATTTCTTGGTCAAAACTGCTTTCGCTAACGTACTTGTAGTTCACACGCCAGTAGCCCCAACCCATCCTTACTGCGTAGTCAAATGCCGTATCGTAGGCGGTGTCGGCGTTGCTGTTGGTTTCAATGTGGCGGGTAATGCCTTCAATGACTTGGGCAATCTTGTAATCAGCCAAGTTATTCACAGGGTGCACCTTGATGCGGGGGCGCTGCATCCTTTGTTGGTTGGTCACCTGACGGATGTACGCATCAATCTTGTTGATGGTCAGGCAGGGTCGTGCCTCTACGTTGCGGCTGTTCTGTATCTCAATGGGCCATTGATCGCCAGCGGCAAATTTGATGTCTTGCAGGGCTTCGGCACGGTTGGTTGAGTCAGCGTCATTGACCAAGCGCCAAAACTTCATGGCCTCGGCTATTTTGTTGTTTGTAGGGTCTTGGTATGCCATATTTAACTCCTGTTAGCCCATCCATCCGACTGCCATATCAGTCCGCGCTCTAGGCTTGCGTTTTGGGGGTTCTTTAATCATAAGCGCAATGTATCTAAATGCGTCAGCCCCGTGTGAGTAATGATCGTGTAAGGGACTACGGCTGAATTGCTTGGTGTCGGGGTCAACGTCATAGCGATAGTGCCGCAAGCAGGTGATGCCATCCGCAGCGTGTTCACGGTCAAACCAGCAGGTAGGGAATATTGTCCTGGCGGCGTTAATTGAGTCCACGATGGGCACTCTAGGCAAGATTTGAGTCTTATAGCCTGCGCTTCTAACGATGTCGTCAATGCTGCGCCCTGCCGCCGCTAGGGTTTTGTTCTCAGCATCATGGGGCAACCAAATGGTGTCATAGACATAACCAAAGGTCTGCATGGTGGCTAGGTAGTAACTCATGGTCTGCTGACTGCCTTCTAGGTAGCGAATCAGGCGTGTTTCCATGCCCACAAACTGTAGAAACCAAATGGCGGTGCTATCAGACCATCCAAGGTCAAACACGGCGTGTACGGGCTTGGTAGCGTCATAGGCCACTCTAGTGATGCGCCCATCCTTTTCTGCGGCTTGCATTTCTTTGGCAAAAATAGCCCCGTCCACCGTCTGTCTGCACAGCCCTTCCCACACCTGGTTGTAGGCTTCTTCGTCCCTTTGCTTTAGGGCATCCTTTTCCATCCGTAGGGTGTCGGGAAACCACGGGTTGTCATACCAGTTCACCCGCATGGTGATGCAGTCTTCAGGGGGATTGGCTACAAACCTTTGGTAGGTTTCGTCTGTTTCTAGCTCGGGGTTAAAGCTAACCCATATCTCTGAGCCTGCTTTACGGATGGTGGGGATTAGGATATTCCAGCTTAAACGGCTGACGGTTTGGGCTTCTTCCACCCAACAGATGTCTATGCCTTCGTAGGATTTGACGTTGGCTACGTTGTTCTTTAAGCCGACAAAGGCAAACTCTGTCCCGTTCTTGCCCCTAATGCTGGCTTGGGTGATTTCGTAGAAGTTCAGCAAGCCCAGGCTTTCGATTTGGTCGCACAGCAGTTTGTGTACCGAATCTCTCATAGATGTCATGAATTCTCGGGCGCACAGAATGCGGATGGGGTTTTTTGCCCCTAATATGAGTAACGCCCTAGCTATGCCCCAACTCTTTGCTCCACCCCTGCCGCCGTGTAAGACTTTGTAACGGCTTTTCTTGAACAAGCCTTCTAGCTTGATGGGGAATTCTGCATTGGCTATTGCAGATTGGACATCGCTCATTCGGGCTTAATGAATGTGACTTGGATGCCTGACAGTAGGGGTGAACCGTCTGCGTTCTCTACGCTTACAGCTTGGTGGGCTTTACCGTCCATCCTGTCCATAATTTCCTTTACAGCCCAAGGCTCACCTTCTTCGGCTTTCTTTACTAGCGTGTCTGCAATGGCTCTTAGGCGGTGTGGCTCTTGCGTCAAAATTAGGCGTAGTTTGTCCTTGAACATTACGCCCTTTGATGCATTCATGTTACCTACTGGTGCGCCCATTTGTTTTTTATGTTAAGTCGTTGATTTTTCTTATTTTATAGGCTGTTGATTGCGCTCAAGAATTGTCAGATTGTTGGGGTCAAACACTACAAAGTTTCTAGTGCCTTGTGTTGCGTCCCTGCTTTGCTGATCTAGGTACTTTACGCCTCTTATCCCTGCGTTTTGGAGTGTTTGTTTACCCGCCTCATCCTTACCCACAATAGCCAATAAATCTCCACCCAAGTCGTTTAAATCCATTCCTAGTGACTTGGCTAGTCTTCTTACTGCTATGGGTTGGTCTTTTAGCTTGGTGTCAAAATCAAGCATTCTGCGTATATGTGTGTCAGGCAGATCAACTTTGTAAAAGTTACCAGCTTCATTTACCTTGCCGCCACCAGCGTTTTTTATTTCTTGTAAATCTGCAAGCTGCTGCTCAAATCTTTTTGCATTTGCTTCTTGCAACCAAGGCTGCAAACTATTTTTCATTTGCTCCCTTTGATTTTCCGCACGTTTTGTCCAATCTGCAATTACAGAATCAAGACCATTTTGTTCAATTTCTTTTGCTGCCCATAGCGGAATTGGAACACTTTTGCCAGCGCCTTCAATTGTTGTTGGCGTTCCTCTCAAATTTGTCACGCTTTCTTTATATCTATTGGCAACTGCAGGGGATTGAGCCATATACAGGCCACGCCCGTAAGCCTGATTGCCCTCACCCGTGCCAATCTTGGCTAGGTCAAACTTTTGGAAAAGATGTGGGCTACCGTGGTAAACGGTCATGCCCATAGGGTTGTAGCCCTCTGCCATCTTCATTGCAAGGGCTTGGCTTGCAGGGCCGTAGGATGCACCTTCTTGTGCGGCTGCGGCTGTTTGTTCGTTTAGGTTTCTTGCCCTGTCATTGGCATAGCCCAACATCTGTTGCAGACTTGCACCTGGGTTACGCACAAAGTCAGACCCCCTGCGCTTTGCAGAATCTATTGCGCTGTAGATGTCCGCTAGGGTGGGCATTTACTTCTTCTTTTTAGGAGTCTGTTTTTTGCCAGCTTCCTTTTGGGCTTCACGCTGCACGGCATAGCCGATAGCCACCGCTTGTTTGGGTGGCTTACCTGCCTCTATCTCTTTTTTGATGTTGGCTTTAAGAGCCTTGGGGGTCATCGATGCTATCAACGGCATTTGCTTTCTCCTGTGCTAACCAGTTGTTTAGCTCTTGGACAGCGCCGCTGATCTGAAAAAGCACAGCCTCATGCTGTTTGGCTATGGCTTTTAGTTCCTCTAGGCGCTTTTCAATTTGTTCTACAGTCACGAAACACCATGCAAGATAGCAAAATTGATGATCACGGCCTCAGACAAATCGCCGCCTGTCATGTTACGCAATGTAATTACGGCAGAGTTAGTGGTCATGCTAGAGATGTACACGGTGTAAGCGCCTGCTGTACCGCCGCCTGATACGTTCACAATGATCGCGTCATTTGAAGAAATAACGGTGTTGTTCAAGGTAAACGAAACTGCGGTGTTAGATGCCAGCAATGCCCCATTCATAGTGATGCGACCAGCAGACTTGTTCAAAGTCACAGCAGTAGATTTGCTGGTGGCTTGGGTCACAGTACCTTGGGCAGCAGCGGTATAACCTAGCTGATCGCTGACAAAACAAGTGGTGAATTCGGGGTCTGAGTAGGCTACGCCTGTTGCGACTGAGTTAGACATGATTAGCTCCTTTTAACAATTCCAGTTTTTAAGAGATGCCTTTGCCCGTTCTGCTGGGCCTTTGGCGTTTTTAACTACCCCCTCCATTCTTGCACAAAATGATGCTTTTCTACCTGCATCAGCTTTTGTTTTGGGATTGGGGGCGGGTGGTTTTAGGTTTGCGTTGTTTTTGGCGTTGTATTCGGCACGACCTTTGGCGGTCATTCCTGCGCCTTTTTCGGTGGCGTTGAAGTTTTTGCCTTTGCCCGTAGTGGTGTGGGCAATGGGTTTGTCGTGCTTTTTGGTTGCCATGTTATTTCTTCTTGGCGGTCTTGGCAGACTGTTTAAATGCTTCGGCAGTTGGTGCGCCTTTAGCGCCTGGCGACCTCATGCGTTCAGGGGTTTTGCCTGCGGCTTTTTCAGCCTTAATGCGCTCTTGCTTGGCATGGATTGCAGCGTACAAACCTGGGTCACCTGGTTTTTTCATTTGTAAGCCCCTACAGATAAATTTAACGATTCATCGCCTAAAAACTTTACAACATCAGCGCACATTTCATAAAACTGATCAAACGTGAAGTCCGACTTCATGCGATTGATTGCCTGACATACCAATATCGTGTTTTCAGGCGTGTAACCAATTGCGCTATTTATTCGCTCAATTGAAACCGTATCCAATCTTCCAGCATCAAGTGACATCAGACGACCACTATACGCACAAATCTTAGCTTGGTTATTCCAACAATCAACCACATCTTGTATGGTCAACGTAAATTCTTGACCACGCTTTTGTGCGCTTTTACTAGCGTTTTGCAAAAAAACCTTTGCCCTACCTTCAATTGTAGAATTAATTTTAACCCTAGCCTTTTGGTTACCTACTCTGCAACAGCTTTTGCACCAACTGTGATAACCATCAGCGGTTTGATTGTGCTTAAAAAACAAATCATACGATTTGCTTTCTTTGCAACGAAAGCATTTTTTCATTCCTCCACCACGGCGCAAATGTCCGCTTCTTGAATGATTTGATACATCTGCCCATCAATCATATGGGTAGGCCACGCTAGGTAATCTCCGTTGCCGTATTTGATGAAGTCACCCACTTGGGTTTCTGTGACCATTGGGCCTACAGACACCACAGTACCCTCATTAAAGGGTTCTTTATTGTCCACATGGATGATTTCAGACAATGTACGCACTTGGGGGCGCACCACCACACGGTCACGCAGCGGCTTTAGCATTTGGCTTCCTCACATATTTGCGTTTTTTGACTTCTGTGGTTTGGTCGGTAGTGATGTCGTACACCTGAAGCGGTATCACTTCTATCACTTTTGCCAAGTGTTCACCACACCAATCATTTTCATGCTTGTTAGAGTGAGTCGGATACCGCTTACACAGTCCCATTGTCTGCTGGCTTGTGAAAAATCTACAAGTCCTACAATTCGATTCAGCCATTCAAAATGTCCTTTGTTTGGTTAGAAAGCCCTGCGGTCTGCACACCGTGGGGTTTTCGCTTTATTGGCAGGATTTACGATCGTGAGTGTAGCAAACGCCATTCATGCGTCCACCTTCAAACTTCATGTCTTTGCCAGTTTGATTGGTCATGGCATCAGGAATGCGCTTTTTAGCCATGCCCTGTTCGCCTGATTTCATATCAGCAGCGGGTTTGCCCGACATGGTGGCGTTTACGCCGTAGCCTTTAGGTTCGTTTTTCATCATGTTTGCCATAGTTTCCTCACTTAAGGGTTAAGAGATAAAGGGTGGAATTGATCAAATCTGCAATTTCGTCCACCAAGTTCTGCAACTCAGTATCTTGGGGGATTTCTTGCCTTGCTTCCTCTACAAAACCCTTAAGCTGG